TATTAGTGATGTATTATATAACGCTAAAGATTTTAAAACAGCATCACTTCTTTGGGAAATTATAAAAGATAAGGGGGAGTAGAATGAGTATTAAAATAGCTGGTGTTGATTTGTTTAACCAAGGGCTAGATAATGAATTTAGAATTAGTGTTTTAGAAAAAATTGTTGAGACTATATTATCAAAAAACCCAAATATTCTTTCTAATAAACAACTTAAAGAGATAAGACTAAATGTAGTAAGGTCATTACAAACTAAATATCCAGAAGCAGGTATAGAATTAAATGAGGTTAAAAATGACTGATAAAATACATGTTTTAACTGATAAAAAACAATATAAAATAGCTAATAAAATAAATACAGAGGATTACATTATGATACACAAAGCAGAATTAAAGTTATTAGCAATTAAAGATGCAGAAAATAGATTTGGTTATAAATTTTTTGAGATTTTAAGCAGTATAATAATAGGTTGTGAAGTAGATAAAATAATATCTGGTAATTTTAATCTATCAACTGATGGTTTAATTCTTTTAGCAGGAATAGGTTATGCAATATATTCAATTGTTTGTTTTATGAAAAGAAATAATGACATTGACGAACTTATTAAAAATAAATTAAACGAAATTTAATGATTAAAAAGGAGGACTAAATGAAAAATTTTCTAAAAACAGCATTAGGTTTTATAAACGTATTGATTTTAACCACAATAAGTACCGAAGGAATTATGTTTTTATATGTGAAATATGGCTTAAGAGTATTTTTATATGCAGCTATGTTTACTTTATTTTTTACTTTATTTCTAAAAGGTAAAGATTCTTAATTAAGAGGTTTAAATGCTTGATAAAATAAAAAAAATTATATGTTATATTTTCAGTGAAGATTTTTTAACACTAATATTCATGGGAATATTAGCGTTAGTTGTAGCAAGTTTATATATTTCTTTATTAACATATTTTTTCGGACTTAAATGGGCGATAATAATCATTGTAGCTATAAAAATATTTGATTCTCTAGTTAAAAGAAAATGATTTATTTATCAATATTTTTTACAACCATTGGATAACCATACTTAGCGATATCATTAGCAACTTTTTGATTAAAAGGTATTTTTGGTGTCGCTTGACTGCCTAATTTTTCTATAGTGTCTTTTAAGAAATTATTTGATGTTAAAGCTTTATATTGAGGATACTGTAATATAACATCTGGCACTAAATCTAATGGTTTACTTAAATATTTTAAAATTTTATGAGTAAAAGCTGTTCCGGATGGGTTTGGAATATTTTTATTTTTAATTGAAATGGCTGAGCTAATCTTACCAACATCTTTTAACTCCGATAAAATATCTTTATATTTATCAGATTTTAACATATGTTGTATTTTTTTAAATTTTTTAGGGTTATTTATTAGTTTAGCTAAAGCGTTATAAGATATATCGTCATTAGCATAGTTATAAGCTTTTTGAGTTATTAAATCTTCTAATTTATCTCTTTTAGTAACTGAACCGTATAATTTATCAGCTTCTTTATATAGTTTATGCCATTTAGGATTTTCTCTACCATACTCACCTATATCTTTACTATAACCCCTACCTACTTTCTTTAAATTATTTCTAACATTAGAATCAGGATTGTCCCATCTTATTATTTCATTTCTATTAGGTGAGTTTAAACTTCTTTTTGTATCAATTAAAGTTTTAACTGAAACTGGTTGTAACGGAACTTCGTAATTACCTATGGTTTTTCCACCTAGACTAGGAGTAGGGTTTAAATAATTCAAGATATCATCTTTATATTTAAGCACTGCTGCTTCATCTACAGATGGTCGTAAACTGGAATTCTTAATTGATTTTAAACGTTCAACGCTATTTACAGGTAAAACAGTAACTCCATCTGGTAACTTATTTTCAGCTTTTCTATATAAACTGTTGATTTTAGCTTTTACCTCATCAGTTTTTTGAGGTCCTATTTTATCATAATTTTTTTCAAGAGTATTTTTAATGTTATCTTCAGCTTTTTTATAAATAGCTCTCAAACTATCACCATAAAATGGTGATTTATTAATATTCTGATCGATAAGTGATAATTTACTAGTAGGGCTATATACAGACGTAGGTAACTCAACACCTAATCTGTCAGCAGCTTCTGCTGCTTCAGCGTTAAATGTATTTTTATTAATACCTAAAAAGTCTCTAGCTATCGGATACGCTATTTCTGTTTTAGGACTAAATATTTTAGGTATCGTTCTAGCAGCGGATGGTGTTAAAACGATAGAAGCTAAATCTGCATAAATAGGATCAATACCTGTTGTTTCCTGCAATACACCTGAACCACCGCCTATTGCTGCCCCCATCCCAACATCTTTACTGAATCTACCAATTAAAGATGTCCCAACTGCACGCCCAGGTAACATTGGCATGCTAGCTGTCGCACCTCCAAATTCACCTGCATTAAATAATATATTTCCAAAACTATCTTCTTTATCTGGTTTTAATGCTTCTAAACCCTCTAATCCTTGTTCGGGAATATTAGCCATAGCACTACTTTCTGCTATTGGTACAACTACGCCAGGTGCTACTTCCATAACACCAGCTCCTACTTGATCTGCTGCTTCTCTCATTCCTGCCTTACCAACACCAGATAAAAAACCCTTAACGAAATTGTTATTATATATTGGTTCTAAGTCAATATTTGTTTTAGGTCTGTTATCTAAAAATCTTCTTGTACCCCTAGCAAATGAAGTTTCATTAGGGTCATAATCGTTAGTTAAAACTTCAGTTTCAACAATGTTTTCTTTAGGGCGAGTTCTTAAACCTTCAAATTTAGATTTAGGCCTTATTCTTAAACCATCAAATTTACTCATTTCTTCCTTATCAACCCTTTTTCTATTGCCATAGGTTCATCTTCTATAAAAATATCCTGCTCTTCACCTGTTTCAGGGTCAATATATCTAATATATTCTTCATTTTGCTCAGTATTGCCAGGGGTAAGATAATTACTCACATCTATACTAGGGTCAGCCAAATAATTACTTTCTTTCAACTTATTACTATATTCATTATATCTTTTAAGTCTTTCAATTGCGTTAGCTTTATCTTTTTGTAAAATTTTAATAGCTGCATCAGGATTTTTTTCAACACTTGGTACTGTTTTCATAATTTCAGTAAACTCAAATGTAGATGGGTTACTACCTCCACCTTGTTTTACTCTTCCTAAATAAGCGGCTTTAGCTGCTTCTGCTACATCTAAATCTTTTGTATCACCAATATATTTAGCAAATTTACGTCTAGCAGCAGCTAAATAAGAAGAACCGACATAACCACTTTTTTTAGCTTCTTTTAACGCACTTTCTAAATCATTTAATGTTTCAACAAGTGCCATATCAGATATTACTTTTTCTCTCTCACTAGTAATATTTTTGAGGTTAGTAGTTCTAATATCTTTATTGTGCATAGGCTCTTTAGTGTTCGCAGCAGCCATCTTAGCCATCAAAGACTGATTATGATAATCCCTTTGCTCCCCAAGTTTTTCACGTTCTAACGCCAGTTTTTCATCATTCATTTCGCGTATGTAAGCATCCTGCTCCATCTTAGCAATCTTAGCTTCTTCGGCAGCTCTAAACCTATTTGCCATATCGGCCATCATGCTATTCTGCTTTACTCCAGCATCCTCTGCCTGATCATAAGCTCTCATACCGCTAGGGACACCTCTAGCGGCTGTAGCAAGCCTCCCTAAAATACCTCCTTTAGCTATTGGTGCTTGATCCTGCTGTAAAGCCTCACTGAAACCATAAAGCCCTTCACGGGTGGCTTTATCTGACTGATCTTCATCAAGAGCTAATGATTGCTTGGCACTCTTAACAGCACGCATGACACCTGCATCAAAAGGTGATTTTTTCTGCATGTTCTGGTCAATGTAAGCTTGACGATCAAGCATGTCTTGGATGTATTTACTCATGATTTAAAAATTTAAAGGTGTTTCATTAAGTACACTAAATGTTATTTCACAATCAAATAACTGACTAGGGCTATTTGAGAAGCATACCAGATTTTCAGTAACAATAGGACTAGTATTACTATATTTTAAAATTAATTGCATATTATAATAAGCTATTACATCAACAGTCTGATAAGCCTTTACTTCAAACTCCTTAACTTTAAAAATACTAACAGGAGTAGTTTGTATCCTATTCTTTTTTAAATTAAATCGTATTGACTGATTACCGAGATTTGTTAAACAAATACCATTTATAATTAAAGTATGAGGGTAATTTATAGAATCAGTACCGATTAACGTAGTTTGCACACTATTTAAGTTAGCAAACGGCAATGGTTCATAATTTACAAATACCCCCATAAACTTAATCTCTAGATAATATTGTTTTAACCTGCTCTAACCCTGCTTTTACATCTTCACATAAACTATGAGCAAGTTTACATGCTTCTTTAAACTCAGGCGTTTCTGTATTAGCACTGTTTGCAATCTGATTAAGTAATACTTTTGTATTTTCCCAGTCAATAGTTAAGTTATTAATAATAGTAGCTTTTTGTTTTTGCTCAGCTATTAAGTTTTTAATTTGTTCAGTATTCATTTTTACCTCTTTTTAATTTAAATTAACCGTCTATTGCTACAATAGTTAAAGTAGCATTTTTACAAATAATTGTTCCAGATCCTGCTCCTCCTGAACTTAACGTTGCAGCATAAGCTATATAAATAGTATCGTCAGGTTCTAAGTCAATAATACAACTAGATGATAAATAAATATAGTTACTATTACCATAACCGTTTGTAAGTCCAAAATAAGTTTGTGTAGGTACTGATGCAACATATCTTTCTCTAATAATAGCATATTTTTGATATAAACTAGCAGTAGCATGGTAAGATACTACAGACATCGTAACTAAAACTTTAGTGTTTTTTGTACCAATGTAATTTACACCATTATTATTAAATACACCATAGATACTAAAATTATTCAATTCGTTATAATCAACAGTACTAGTTGCAACATTATGATATGTATTTGTTGTGATAGTTGTTCCTAAACTATTATTTACCCATCTATATTCAGCACTAGGCCTATCTATTCCCCATAGGTTAAAAGCTGTTATAGTACCGTTACCTTCACCGACGATTAAATTAGTACCGTCAATTCCTAAATTACATGTGTTGCTTGCGCTTGCAATTGCCCCTGCTCCTATTGCAATTGCATTGGTGTAATTAATATTACCAACATTAGCCTCATAACCTATGGCAACATTATTACTTCCTGTTTCATTACCGAAAAGAGATTTGTAACCTATAGCCGTATTATTATTACCTGATGAATTATAATATAAGGATTGGCGTCCTACGGATGTATTAAAATTACCACCAACGTTACTATATAATGACTCATGACCGAAAGCTGAATTATGTTGCCCTGTGGTATTAGAAAATAAAGAATTCATACCAAATGAACTATTATTAATCCCTGTGGTATTTGCAATCAAACTATCTATACCAAACGCCGAATTATTACTACCTGTAGTATTTCCATATAATGAGCTAAATCCAAAAGCACAATTGTTACCCCCTGTAGTATTAGAATATAAGGACTGAATACCATAACTAGAGTTATTAGCACCAGTTGTATTGGCATACATAGATTGCCAACCGATAGTTAAATTACCGCTACCAGTTGTATTACCTCGTAAAGATTCCTCCCCTATAGCTAGGTTATAGTTACCCGTTGTATTGGAATATAGGCTTTTTGTACCGATACCTAAGTTATTATAACCTATTGTATTATTATATAATGATTCAAACCCAAAAGCGGAGTTTGAATACCCGGTTGTATTAGAATTTAAAGCTCGATATCCAATAGCTGTATTATTATATCCTGTGGTATTTGCTCCCAATGCTTGATTACCGACAGCTATGTTATTACTAGCTGTTGTATTTGCAGTTAAACTGTTGAAGCCGACAGCAGTATTATTTGAACCTGTTGTATTTGAGAATAAAGATTGATAACCATAAGCAGTATTGAATTGTCCTGTTGTATTTGCAATTAAAACTTGATGACCGAACGCTGAGTTAGACGTACCTGTTGTATTTGCATATAAAGCTCTAAAACCAAAAGCATTATTGTTAGAACCAGTAGTATTTGCATATAAAGATTGATGTCCGAAAGCACAATTAGTACCGCTTGTTGTGTTACTATAAAGAGTTTGATAACCAAAAGCTGAGTTAGTAGTACCGCTTGTATTGGAATATAAAGATTGATATCCAAATGCCGAAATATTATTAGCTATATTATTATATAATGATTGATAACCAAAAGCCGAACTATTATTACTAGTTGTATTCAAATAAAGAGAACCTACACCAAAAGCTGAATTAGTAGTGCCAGTTGTATTGGAATATAAAGATTGATATCCAAATGCGCTATTGTTAGATGCTCCTATGTTACTATTAAGAGCAAATGTTCCGAAAGCTGAATTACTTGATCCACTTGTGTTATTATATAACGAAGACCTACCAAAAGCTGAGTTTTCTATTCCTGTAGTATTTCCATAGAGAGCTTGATATCCTAAAGCACTATTATAATCCCCGCTTATATTATTGAATAAAGAATATGTACCAAAAGAACTATTATATAAACCTGTAGTATTATAATATAAGCTATTAAAACCTACTGCTGAATTTTCATTACCAGTACTATTACTGTATAATGAATTTTTTCCGATACCAACATTACGTATCCCTGTAGAATTACTAAACATTGCTTGATAACCTAGACAGGAATTAGTATAACCAGTTGTATTATTATATAATGATTGATAACCCATAGCAGTATTATCGTAACCTGAAGTATTACTTAACATACTATTTCTACCGAAAGCAGAATTATTATTACCTATATCATTATTGGTTAACGTGCTATTTCCAAAAGCTGAGTTAGCAGTTCCTGTCGTATTTGCAGTAAGAGTTAAATAACCAACAGCAGTATTATTTGATGCAGATAAATTATTTTCTAAACTTCTAAAACCAAATGCAGTATTAGAACTCCCTGTTGTATTGGAATATAGTGCTTGATAACCAAAAGCAACAAGGTTAATCCCTGTTGTATTTGAATATAATGCCTGATATCCAAAAGCCGAATTAGCATTTGCAGTATTATTACGTAAAGCTTGATAACCGAAAGCTGAATTTTGAGTACCTATTACGTTACTATATAATGCTCTATATCCGAAAGCTGAATTTAAACCTGTTGTATTACTATATAAAGCTTGATACCCGACAGCTACGTTAATATTACTTTGTTGATTATATAAAGCCTCATATCCGATAGCTATACTGCTATTTGCAGCTATATTGCTATACATAGCTCCTATACCTACAGCTATATTACTATCTCCGGTAGTAACTGAAAACATGGAATTATTACCTATGCCTATATTGTTACTTCCTGTTGTATTGGAAAATAAACTGAATTTACCTAATGCAGAATTATTAACTCCAGTACTGTTTGAAAATAAACTTTGATAACCAAAAGCCGAATTATCGTTAGCTGTATTGTAAAAAAGACTTTGTACTCCAAACGCTGAGTTATTATTACCTGCTAAATTACTACGTAAAGTTTCCAATCCGAAAGCGGAATTATTATTACCTGTTGTATTATTTAGTAAACTGTCAACTCCTAACCCATGATTATTATTTCCTGAAGTAACTGCATTACCTGTGTTTATACCTAAAAATATATTATTACTTACATTCTTTAATGTTATATTAGACCAACTAGGGGTAGTTGATGCACCTGATATGAAAAGCCGATTATCGGTAACAGGAACACTTAAACTAACTATTGAATTGCTAGTTCCTCCTATTAATACGGAGTTATTTGTAACTGTTTGAATAGCTATATTAGTTAGGCCTAAATTATTTCGTGAAGCTGGGACATCGTCAACATCTGATAAATTATTTGTAACTTGTAAAAAACTTGACGGACCATAAGCAAATTTCATGAATTCAATACTGTCAACACCTATAGTTACAACATTTTGAGTTTGTAACCAGATTGACGTAATATTAACTGTTCCATACTCAACTGGGACAATATTACCTGCATTTATTTCAGCATCAGTATCGTAATCACTAGAACGAGTTAAAACCCAAGGGGTGACTCCATCACCAGTTACCGATACTACATATATACCATTTTCATATTGATTTGTTTGATTTTTAACTAAAACCCTATCATTTAAGTTTAATGTTTGATCATCAATACTAATAGTTCCTAATGTACCGTTATTTGTTAAAGTAGCACCTACTCCTGATACTCCATTATTATAAACAGCATTAAGATTACCAGTAGTACCACAATAACATGAACTTTTAAAACTAAAACCAGCAGCTATACTATCAGCATAACTTTTATTTACAGCTTGATTATCTAATATCGGATCAGGTACTAATAAAGGAATATCATTTGAAAAAGTTAATCCTGTGCTATCAAGCTCAAAAACATTTGTAACTACATCGGACGAATCAACTAAGTTTAATTTTAATTTTCCATAAGTACTATCAGTATAATAAGTATCTTGTAAAAACTGATACTTGTAATTGTTACTGTTGATAAAATTCAATTCAGTTAAGGAACTAGTTAAACTGACCGGGATATAATTATTCAATAAATTAAAGGATACAGGTTGAGATGAATTGACATCATAAGAAAATGTTTCACTAGAACCTTGTATGTTTATTACAGGAGGTACAGTAATGGGTACATTAAAAGTTATGGTGTTATCATTATTAAAACTAAGAAAATCAAACCCCGTAGGACTAGCACCTACAAAACTTTGCATCGTTAATTTACCGATTGTATCAGTATCATTAGTACTATGAATCCATCTAAAACCCGATAATGTATTATTTCTAAACTCAAAACTAGTTTGAGGTGTTATCAAACTAGTAGGAACAAATGAATTTTGTAACTGAAATGAAGAAGCATTTTGATTATAGATAAATTGCTGTGTATCACCTAGTATTAACAAAGAAGGTGTTATACCAGATACTGTTATACTACTCATGGCCATAATATTTCTACCCTATCGTGCATTAAATCCCAAAGAAATGTGAAACTAACTGCGTCAAAATCTTCATCCGGATTTTGTTGTAAATTCTTAACTCTATCACCACCCATGTCCAAATCACCTGGGGTTCTTATTGTATCTATAACACCAGCTATAGGCGGTCCTCCTTCTACAAAACCTGTTAATGTTATATTTGTAGCTGTGCCGATAGCCGCTTCTAAAGTTTGCAAATTAACCCCGTCCATCGGATTAACAGGATTAGCTAAATTTATTAATTTATGATTATAAAATGAAACATCCCCGTCGGCAGGTATCGTGTTTAAACGTAAATTATCAATTCTATTATTTAAATCGGTAATTTGACTATCTATAATAGCTACCTGAGTTTGTAAAGCAGCTACGGCGGCATCCAGTGCCGTTATTTGACCTTGAAGAGTTGCAATCTGAGCCTGAATAGCTACTATTTCACCTTGTATACCTGCTATTTCAAGCTCAATAGCATCTATTTCCAGGTTTATTTCTTCTACATCTACTTCCAATAAACTTAAATCATCAGATTTTTCAGTACCTGATTCAAAAGTTAAAGGATCAAATGTCCCTCGCCATATTTTACCTCTTCCTTCGATAGATGGATGTTCAATACCCGTATAAACACCTAAATCAGGTAAATTCTGTTCATATATCTGTCCTTTTGATTCTGGTCTATCACTCCCGTCACCTATCCAAATATGATGATGTGATAAATTTGGTAAGTTATCAAATTTAATAGTAGAACTAGCAACAGGTCTATTGCTACTATTACCAAGCCATAATTTATTCTCAGATAAATTAGCCATATTAGCTAAAGGTAAAACAACAATTTCCATAGGGCGATTATTATCATCACCTATCCATAAATTACCCTTAGTTAAATTAGGTAAGGTTGACGGTGGTAAAACACCAGAAGTACTTACTATACCGTCAGTAGTTATCATTACACCATTAGATAAATTACTTAATACCTGAGCATTAGGTAATTGAGCATTTGGAAATCCAATAACAAATGACGCAGACGTACATACATTATAATCTCTTCTTAAATTTATTAAATCTAATCTTAAATCAATTAAAGCAGGTGAAGGTGTTGCCATACCTTGATTATTACCTACCAACACGTAATTAGGATCAGCAAGTATTCTTCCTGTTACAGGTGATATAAAATTATGTAAAATATCAAATTTAATTTTCATGCTGTTAAATGCCCTAAAAAGGTGACGATATTATCTATATCGTTATTAAACCAGGTTGTAGCAGTATCTTCATAATAAGTTAATATTTCATCGGTAGTATTATCAAGCTCGGTATCCATATTAATATCGAGGTTTGGTTGAAACCTGTAATAATAGAGCTGATTAAGCGTGTATGTCGAATCAAGATAAAGGTTTTTAGCTACTGATTCCTGACCGCCCGTACTTGCTATATCAAATAAAGAAAATAAATTGGTAACACTAATAATAGGATCAGCAGTTGCTCCAAGTAACGTAGGAGCATCATCGTCAAATCCCATCTCACCTAGCCCTGTTCCAAGAGATAAAACACAAGCTCTGTTAGCCGTTGGTTTTAACATTTTAGCTAAATTCAATCCAAAAGAAGAAGGGTTATTCTGATAAACCCCGCCGTCAATATATCTTCCATTTAATGTCCCTGGCGCACTTCCATTTAAAACAATTGACGGTAAATAAAAAGGAGCAGCGGATGTTACAAGAGCTACATTACTAACTAGCTCATTTTGTCCGACAAAATCAGGATAATTTACATTTGAACATAAAGTATACGTTCCTGTATCAATATTACTAGTACCATCCCTAAATTCTACTTTATATGTAGGTATAATACTATTTGTAAGTAAATCCTGCATTGTCATAGAACCAAAAATACTTTGAATCTGGGAAGTAAGTAAAGCTGAGCCATATCCTGTACCCAGGTCTGTTCCGTAAAAAGGAACGCCTGAAACAGTTAACGAATATAGTTTATCAATAGTGGTAGCTGTATTTGAAGGAGTACCGTTAGTACTAAAGATAAGCTTTCCTTGCGTAGTAAATAATGGGGCTAAATCATCAGTACTCTTCCCAATAGCAAAAGCAAGAGCCATCATACCACCAATACTTGTTCCGCAAATAACATCAAAATACTTCCATAGTTCATTAGGGTTTATTCCCCATAGTTGAACAAACTGTGATAAAAAATTAAGAGAAAGATAACCTCTTTCTCCTCCACCGTCTAATTCTAATATTCTAACTGTATACTGATCAGACATTTTCTATAATATTACCTAATAAACTTGTATTTTCTTCACCTGTCTCATTACAACATTTAAAACAACAGTCATAATTATTCTCATTATGAACAACCGGTTTAGTTGAGTTATAAATTTTAGCAGCAATATCTCTTTCATAATAAAACATTACTCTATGGCAAATATGCGTAAAAGGTAATGTAATAACTCTACATATAGCAAATAAAAACATTTCATACCTATTAATTGTTTAAAATAGGTCCGGGAGTAAACGGCCTTGGATTTAAAACAGGTTTTGGATCAGCTTTAACTAAAGGAGTTCTTAACTGTTCGTTAGGTATATCCAGTTCATCTTTACCTACCCAAAGGCCTGTCCAAATTTTCTGATCACCCGCCCATTCGTATTGCTTATGCAAATGCTCATACATTTTCCAGCTACGATCGCACTGATAACGTCTTTTCTCAATTCGCATAATAACTATTTAAATCATACCCTATCGTCATATCAACATTTTCACTATCATTTGCAGTTGCCAGTGTAAATGCTTCATCATACTGAGCTTTGAAATTATCTGCAAGTTCAGGTTTATACTTAACAGCTAACATCCATGTAAGCCCAGCAGCTAATGCTGGATACATCCTAGCAGGAACTGATGTTGTGTTATAAAACTCACCTGCATCATACATTGTTCTAACAAACGAATATTGAAGAACTAGGTAATCACTAGTCGGCGTTGGCCATATATTAATATTAGAAACTAAAGACTTATCAAAATAATAAGTAGTTGGTCTTCCTTGCAGATATTTCTGTGAGAAAGATAAGTAAGTATCACGACTAACAGGACTAATTTTTAAATCAATTGTACTATTGCCAAAATATATTTCCTGTATACTTAATATTGCTCCCCCAATTTCTCTAATTCTATACGTCATTGCAGATACTGGAGTTAACACATCTGCCCATCTGGTTACTCCAGCTTGATAACTATAAGGATGTGCCCAATCAACGTTTAAAGTTAACCAATTGACATTATCATTGGAATATTCAACAACTAAATTATAGTTACCACTAACATTAGTTCTAACACCTATAAACGTGATGGATTGAAATACACCCGCTCCATACGAATAAGAAATATTGCCGTCAGCATCGTTCTGAACACAAAAGGTTGAAAAATTATTGTCAAAAGCAAATAAAGGATTACCGCCCCCAGCACCATCATATGTATCTGTTGTATTTGATTGTGCTGTTCCATTTAATTGTCTTGTAAATGTTCGTTGTAAAACTTCCAGGATATCAGTGATCGATGTACCTAACGTATACTTGGATTGACCTGTATTTAAAGGTAAATATAGTTTATTTATTGTCCAAAGATTAATGCTTTTACTTATCCAATCTAAAAGTAGAAAATTCAGACTTCTTCTAGCCGAATTCATTTGCACAGGCACTAATTGATCACCTGCAAACCCGATTCTTTCAAAACATTCAAGAATCAAATCATCATTTGGTAATGACTGAAAATTATATGTACCTGATACAACTGCCATTATTTACCCCTGATCTAGCCAGCTAACACTATAAAACACAGGAAAAGTTAAAGAACCATTAATTGCAATAAAAACATATTGTAATCCAGCATTAGTACCAAGATTATTATTAAATCCAGCTGTTAATTGAGCTTGAGTAAATCCATTTTGTATTAATTCATAACTAATAGGTCTATTTGCATTTGCATTAAGTTTTGTTTTATCTAATAATATTTTATCATTTATATTAATATTAAATAAAAAAGCACTATTAACAGGTAATCCCCCCACCGGTGCAGCTGGTGAGTTTATTAAAGAATTAAAATTAGATCTAGTGTTTGAAACATTTGAAACGTTTGCATTAACATAAACAGCTACATCTCTTCCTGAACCTAATGTAAATTGGTTAGCTATATTACCCGAAATAGCAACACTAATAATTTTTTCGAATATATTACTAGTTGAAATGGTATTGATATTAGGTCCTGCTATAGTTTCAGTAATATAGTACCCATTATTTAGTCCATATACACTAAAAGTAATAGCACTTAAATCAAAAGTACTTGTTATAGATAATGAAGAAGAATAACCTAATTTAATAAAATTAATAGTACCGTCATACTCAACTAACAACCCTGTTGCAGGTAAAACTAGTTTACCTGCATTAGCAGTTGCAAAAGTTGCTATACTTGTATTGTTACTTATAGGTAAATTAACATTTCTATAAAAAACACCCATTTATTTTTTACCGCTTTGTTTTTTAACTTTTATGTCCATTTTTACAGTATCCTTCTTCGGGGCACTTTTTTTAGTGCCCTTACAAAGAATATTAGCAAGTGGTCTACTATGACTTGCCATATTTACCTCCTTACATACTTATTGCGTATGCACAACGCCAGTTAGTTACTCCAAAAGAGTACCTTTCCTTTGCTGCGAACCACATATCACGAGTAGCGTTATCTACCCAGCTCCAAGCCTCAAGCTTATCTCTTTCATAATGGATAAGCCCTCTTTCAGCATCAGTTACGATAGCTGAAAAAGTAGGTGAAGTGATGTAGTTGTTAACAGTATATCCACCCGGTAAATAACTATCGTTATATATGGCATTAATATCGTTAACCCCTGCAAACTCATTGCCACCTACACTATTAACAGAAGTTCTGTATTGACTGTTAAGAATCACACTAGCTGCAAACTGGTTAGACGGCCCAACTACTAATGTTTGAGGCATAGTTTGAGTTAGGATACCGCTTAATTGCTTAAATTGTTGAATTGCAATAATAGCATTCTGGATACCAACCTCACTAAGCGCAACGTTAGACAAGTTAGAGTTAGTACCTCCGTTATCAAGCGGGTGAGCGTTTGAGAAGAAAGGTACGCCATCACTAGTTAGAGTAACGTTTCCTAAATTGAAAACGTTAGCTGCTACCTGAGACTTAGCTGCTCTTAGAGAATTTCTAAGAGCTATTAAATGCTGAGGGAATTGTGATTTGTAAAGGTTATCCTTCATAGCTTCGTCTGTTATGGAAAAGCTTAGTCCATAAGTAGTATGTAGGTATGAAGTTTGGTAACGTACAGTCATAGTATCTTGAGCAATAGCAGCTCCTTCATTCTTGACTTGTGCTATACCTAGAGACTTGAATTCATCTTCAAACTCGATTTTCTTATCTGAAGTGTAAGTCTTAAAAACTTTTTTCCATTGATCAGGATATGTGTCGTAGTTACCAATAACTGCTTTCACCCCTGGTCTTAGTAATGGATATATCGATGCGGTATTAATTGACATTTATTTAACCTCTTTATATTTCATTAATTATTATGCAGGAGTTACACTTGCAATACCTGGTCTAAACGCATGATTATTAATAATCCCGTATACGTTTAAGAATGGAGTATTGAAATATGTACCGGCAGTACCGTTAGCAGGTTGTCCGTAAAGAGCAGGAACATTCTGTGGGTCTTGCGTAAACCCTAAAACTTTAAATGGAATAGTAGCTGCTCTTGCATATTCGTTACGACCATCCGGAACAGAAGGGTTTTGACTATCACCTGCTAAAGAAGGACATGCGTAGAATGTTGAAACACCTAATTTATATGGTGTAGTAAAATCACCGATAATTGGGTTAGCTGCATAATTGGATACAACAGCACCTACTCCATCCCAAACTTCAATTGTAGCTAATGCGGTTGTACCACCAGCAGCCCCAACAGGTCCTCTTCCTGTTAATAAAGCTACGTTAGAGCCGATTAGAGCACTATTAGCAGCAACAGGGTTAGCTGCTGCGTGCCCAGTATTTGGCCAAGTACCATTCTGGAGCTGCATACAAGGGAGAACTAAAAATTGAGTCGGTGTTGCCTCATCAGAACCAAACCAAGTACCTAGTTGTACATCCCAAATAACATTAGGATCATCAATTACATAAGCTTTTACTTCTGATGTAGCAGGAGTTCCGGCTACCCAGTATTCCTGATTGTAATAAGTGCCGTTTACCCAGTATTCACAACCTTGGAAAATACCAACTATTGGAGGATTAGTAGTAATAGTAGTAGGGTTGTTAGCTGCTTGTAAGTTAACAGTAGGGTTGTATCTTGTTATAGTAGACTTTCCACCAGTGTAATAAGCATTAACAGCTGAGTCAGCTATTAATGGTGCAAAAATTACAGGATCACCTTTATTTAATGTTGAAGCAGTAACAACGTCAATTACGTAATTACTATTCGTTCTTATATCGTCAGCTCCACCGTTTAAATGACCATAAGGTCTTAAACCAAAGGGAGCATTTACGCCATATGCCATAAATTTACCTTAAAAGAGTTAATTTAATTAAAAATATTCTGTGTGATTTTATCTATTTGAAGGCTAGACGAGCCCATGAAGTATTGAAACTTCCCGACTAATGCGGAGTTCTTAGATATATTTGCTTTTTTACAGAGATAAAAGCTAACTCAAAGCCTTGAAGGCAAAGTATTAATTGTATTATTACATATTCATTAACTTAATGTCAAATATTAAACATTAAGTTAATGAATAAATAATAACTGTTACACCCTCCGGAAAATCAGAAAGAACTTCACCAGATAAATCAACTAATACTATATTTACATGATCTTCAGTTCTTACTACATCGTAACCAACTCTCGTTCCTAGCGGCGGTGTACTATTGTTATTAGCACAAGAAATTATAACACCATACTCAGTAGACCCCATAGGAGCAGTAAAGTTTATTATATATTGGTAATTAAGACTGTCATAGGTAACGTCTGTAACGTTATAACTTGCTGTTAATACAATTGTACCTGATGTATTTGTAAATCTACACCATGCTTTAGCAATATTAGGTCCGATAAAAGAAGTACTGGCACTTAAGCTGGTAATATTACTTATGTTACCATCATTATCTATTTTAACACCATTCAATATAACATAAGACGTACCTGTTGAAGAAATATTAAGATCAGTGTTATTAGCTGTATTTGTTATTTGGTTATTAGTGATACTAACATTACCTGCAAGTATACCATCAATATCAATATTATTATTAAGATTAATAACAATAGGGTCACCAAAACTTGAGCCATCGCCATTAGTAACAGTTATATTACCATCGCCTGCAAGTAATGTTATATACCAAGGGTCAATTTCACCATTATTTATAACAACTAAACCTTGTGTTAATGAACCTAAATCATTAATTTTATTTAGAAGATCTGAAACATCTAAACTAACTGTTCCGCTAGGATTAACAACTGTGCCGTTTGTTACATTAATACTACTATTAGGGCTATTAACTGTAAAAGTACTAATAGCAGGTACTCCGTTACCAAGGGGTAGTATTAACCATGTGCCGTTAACTGTCGTACTATCGCTAAGAGTTATAGCAAGGCTAGCCCCAACAGCTAAATTAACCAGTTCAGTTACCCCGTCATTTAATTTAATACTAACTGCGTTAAAACCAATATTGCTAAATGCAATTGAAAACCCCGGTCCTGTTTCCGTGGCATCAGGTAAAATTAAAGATAACGCACCCACAGTAGCATTTATGCCCATGAGGTCTTGAATAGTAGTTTTGGATGTATCTGCTGAATACGGATAATCCAAATATACATTCTCATCCATTATTACTTCAGCATAACTGCCGTTTGGTGGGTAATACGCCATCTTAATTTCTCACTGTTCCTATTGAATGACTTTTAACATTTTCTTTTTTGAAGTTATAAGCTGGTGAAGTTACAACTCGCTCATGTGATAGGTTAATTCTACCTTCTTTTTCAGCTTCACCGATCGCCAGTTCTCTTTCTAGTAAAATAACATCACCTTGGCAAATAAATTTACGGGATAAAGGGTTACGATCCAGTATATCACAAAACCTTTCAGGATCTCTATCTATCGGTACTGGTTTCCAACCTCTACGAAGTGAAGCATCTAACGCTGAATCAGTTTGCCCTCTAATACTATGTCTTTCCCAAAAATACTCATATCCCGGACGTTTAATATGCTCAGGGACGTCAGTTGAACTTACATAATCCATATTATATTTTACTCTTGCCGGGTCTTTGTCAGCTTTTCTGGTATCCAAACCCCTTGATTGTCTTTCACTACTACTCATTATCTACCTCTTCTTGTTTCTTTTATATCTTCTATCTTAGCTTTCAGATAATCCCGCTCGCTAATACCCAAATTCTTCGCATAATCTTTTTCCCAAGATTCAAGTTTAACTTGAATAGTATTACCGCCGCCGCTGTTACTTGAGAAATTATTACGCACCGCACCGACACTTGAGGTTTTATAACCTGATTTTGGTTTTTCCACCCTAATGCTATCAACAAACTCGTCAAGAACATCAAGATAATCTTCGCTTAATATATCTTGCGCCCTTCCTTGCCTTCGAAGTTCGCCGTCAAACTCTTCGATAAAGGTTGCAAGTGCCTTTTGAATACGTGGGTTGTATTCTTTTGACCCTTCAATAAGCTCAGGTCTGTTATTTAACCATTCCTTAGCGTTATCAAGTACTTCATCATCTAGTTGCTTAGCGTTCTCAGGTATTTCTTTAGTTTCTACCTCTTCTTCAGGTTCATCTTGAACAAATTTACCCCTATTTGCCTCAAATTCATTAAGTTTCATTAAGGCTTTATAGTATAAATCATCAGCTTCAATGAGCAGATCAGGGTCTTCGCCAAGTAAAGCCTGTTTTCTAAGCCCTTTAATCTTCTCAAGGTCACTTATTAAATTGTTTTTATACAATTCAGCGTTAGAACTGATAGTATTTTGAAGATATTTCTTCAATTCCTCGTTTTCCTGCTCTAATTTCTGACGATCTGCGTAAACACCTTTGCGTTTTTTCTTTTCTTGGTAGTATTTCTCACGGAAAAGGTCAGCATCACTCGGTTCTTCCTCTTTTTCCTCTTCTTTAGCTTCCTTTTTAGTTTCTTTTTTTTCTATTTCTACCTCTTCATCGGCAATATTAGCCTGCTCTAGGTCTTCCAAGTTCTCAAGTCCGTCAATTCTTGGGTCAACATAATCTTTTTTATCTACATCTTTCCCAAAAGTCCCCGCTTCCTGTTCTTCCTGAATGTTTTTATCAATTTCAGCCATAATTGCAGCGGTATCGTCATTCGGATCGATACCTATGCTTGTGTTGTCTTTCATTTTTTACCTTTTATCTAATTTCAGTTGTACGATTTTTCGTACAAGTTGAGCGATTTTCTTTAAATCGTACGTTTTTCTAGAAAATCGCTCATTTATTATTTAACATACCTTGGATCAGGTACTACCATATTCGGCGCATCATCTATTATTGAAAACACCGGTAATTTCTTATAGGTAAATCTAAAACCAGCATGTCTAGGAAACACTACCCAATCACCTACTTTATACCAACGTCCCCAATTTTTATAACGCTCACCTTCAAAAGCACAATCACCTATTTTGGCTACATAACCCACAATTTCATGGAATATATCCTTTGTATTATCAAGAATTATACCACCCTTTGTTTTCTTCGGTTGAATATAAAGGCGAATTAAAATCTCAACAGGTTTTACTTTACAATCGTCAAAATTCTTTAATTCTTCAGCCATATCAAAGTTATCAATATCAATACCGATCTCATCGTTCTCTGATAAGTCTACTTGCATCCCGTAATTCATTTTACACGTCCTCCCTGCTTACTAATGTTATATATTCCTTAAGTTTTTTTAAAGAATTCCTAAAACCAAGATTATATTTATAATCCTCCATAGTTACTACATCACCGCTAACCATACGGTTTTCAATAGTCTCTAGAGACTCCTTAATCTCTCTGTTAATTTCAGTTAATATATACTCGTGATCTTTCATTTTTTATCCTCCAAATTTGCTTCTTAGTTTTTCCATTTCAATTTTAGCTTCAAGCAGTGCTTTTTCTTTCTCAAGTTTAAGCTTCTGCTTGGTTTCCTCAAAGTGCAGCTGTGTCTTGAACGTATCGGCTTCAAGTTGATCATCTGCAATCTGTTTCCGTATCAAGCTCTCTTCCCTCTTCTGCTCGATCTCTTCTCTGATCAGCTCATTAGGATCAAGCTGTTTATTCTCATCAACGTTATTGCCAAGTCCGAGCCTTGTAATAGCCTCAGCAGCTCTTAATGCCAATTCATTCTGCATCTCAGTGTCTTGAGGGTCAACTTGGCTTAGGTCAATACCCATCTCATTCTGCATCTGGAGCATGAATTTAAGTGCCATATGCTCTTGTATATGTGCAGCTGATGCCTCATTATCAACCGCTGAATGTACAACAATATGTGCATCATGGTTCTGCTCAATACCTGCACGAACAGGTTTATTCTGCATTAAGTCCATATTCTCGGTTATAGGATCACGAGGCTCTACTTCCTGCTCACTCATGATCAGGTTGTCGATCTCATCCTGCGTTAACCCTTGCGCCTTGAATATCATCTTAAGTGCTTCAATAGCATTTACTTTATCTGGTAACTGCATCGCTGTCTGAAACACCGCCTCAGCTTTCATTACTCTTTGAATAGTAGAATTAGTAGAAGGGTCGGATACTGGTATAATCTGAACTGAATCAATATAATGATCTTTGGTAATAATATATTCTTCGCCGTTAATAAAAAATTCTTCTCGGTCGATTACTTCCTTGAATATATCATCAAGAAGCCTTAGCTCTTCTGAGAATGATACGTGCAAGGATTTTAAAACTGCCGATTGTATTTTATTTTTCTCTTCCAAGAACGCAACCGCCGTACCTGTCGGGATATCCTCTCTTGAATCCATCATACCGAGCTCAGTAGTTGAGAGCTGGTCCTGCATCTGGGCTATTATTTCCTGCCTTAGCTGCATAAGTGCCTGAGATGGTCCGTTCGCAGGAAGAGGTGCAAACATGTTTCGTATATCCCCAGCTGCTTCAATAAACTTCCACTGCCCAGCACCAAGGGTTATATCTGTTATCTGCTGCTTAGTTGTTCCTTTCTGTATAAAACCAGCTGGCAGATTCTGATAGGTTGCAGCATCAACTGTCTGACGCAGCATTTTAGTTACTGTTATCGCCCCGTTACCAGCCATACGAGCTAGCCCCTGTCCCCAAATATCAAAGCCTGTATAATACTGATAAGCAACAAAGAACTTGCGACGTTTGAACTCCTTATCAGTTTCTTTCCAGTTGCGCTCGATTCTAAGAACCTCCCTACTTTCCTTATCAATAGTTACAATATAAGGTCTTGCTACCTCCTTTATCTCATCGGAATTGTACCCATCCTCAAACGTCTCAAGGTTTAAGAACAGGTGAGCTTCATAAACATCATGAAGAGATCGCTGACTATATACATCAAGGTCAATGACACTATTGCTATTTTTAGTCTCTTCCTCCTCCGCAGATGAATAGGTATCATCTTCACTTCCTCCTACTTTTAAATATGGTAATTCAACATCTCTATATATTTTACTCTTTTGATTGGCTAATACTTCTCTTGCCGATAACTTCAAAATATGAGTCAGTCTATCTGAATCAAGAATGGAGCTGCAATCAATATTAACTAAAAAATTCTCAGGTAAGATAAACCTTGATAACGGCATTTTAAGAATATTATCGTAATAAACTTTACGAATGATCGTGCCGTAGAAACCAAGATAATATATAAACTTCTCATAGTCTCTGTAATACTCGCTGTCTTTAACAGTCAAATAATAGTTTAGCCACTGACTGCGCACTGATGCTATTTCTTCCAGCTCTTCCGTCTGCTGACCAAATACTTTAAACCCAGCTGGGCCTGATTCAGGTAACATCTCGGCACGAGTGGTTGCACAAAACCTGATGATTGCAGTAGATAAAGTAGTATCTACTGTCCTACATGCTTGAGAAAAAGGAATACTGTTTAAATCCTCACCATCATAACCAATATATTTTTTAAGTTCGTTATGAAGATCAAGCCAAGGTTGTCTTGCTTCTATATCTTCATCTATGGCATCAAGGACATACTCGGCTAATTTCTTGAGCATGCCGTCTTTCATGTTAAGAGCAAGGTTAGAATGGAACTTGTCGTCTTTTAACCTTTCAGCTTCTCTATCACCTATCTCGTAAACACTTGAGCCATCGTCAAGTTCTTCGACTTTGTTGATTGCGTCCAGATTAATGCTAGGGTCTATTGCCGCTAGATCATTATCAAGTTGTGATTGTCTTATAGGTTTATTAAGACGTAACCTTTCTTTATTCTTCATTAATTGACAACAAAAATATTAAACATTATTATATTCCTGTTGTTGATACTAGGTTTAGGTTGTTTTCCTAGTTCAATGATATTTGCAGTTTTGTTTCATTCCCTTGATGTGGATTAGTCCTCCTAACATCAAGGGTTTTTTTTATTTCAATATAGCTTTAAGTAGCTCACGCTCTTTAACCCTATCCTCCTCACTTGTCTCTATAAACTCGCCGTCCTCACCGATTCTAAACCATTTATACATATGCCATTCGTTAAGACACGCATGCAACTTTAATTTAGTCTCTTCATCTATCGGTCGTCTACTCATTAATAAAATCTTTTTACTTCTTCAGTCGCATCATCAGGTTCATAATAGTCTTTTGGATTCTTAATACTACTACCATCTCGAAGAACAATCAAAGTCTGTGTTAACGTATCAGTATAATCAAGGCTTCGAGGATTGGGGAAGTAACTAACCTCATTAACAAACTCATCCGCAAAGTCAGCCATCCTATCAGGATTATTAACCTGAGACGGCATCCAGACAACACCAGCTTCAATGAGCGGAGTTATCAATCTTACACGCTGCGTTTTATCCCCATGCTTATTAGGAATAAAAGGTTGCCCGTAAACACCAGCTCGCCTTAAGTCCTGCAACAGCGGATCACCAGACGCCTTTGCTTCAATAACAATCTGATCAGGCACATATCTATTGCTATATGCAGCTGGATTCTCACCAACGTCCATATAGTTAAGTGATAATCTTCTTACCCGCTCCCTTAGTTCTGGATACTCTAACCTGCCTCGCCATGCTGATAATAATATCACATTTGTGTTATCGTATCTATCCTGAAATAATCCCCATGTCGTGCAAGCCGAATAAGCACTATTGTCATTAGCAGTCAGCGCAGTATCCCAGCTTTGAATTGTATAATCAATCTGAGGTAACTGATCGTATCTATATATCTTGAACCAATGCTTTTTAATGATACCTCCCTCAAGCGGTGCAGGTCTTTGCTGGTAAAGAGCAGCATAACCATAAGAACCCAGTTCTTTCTTGATCTTGTTAACATCATCAGCATTAAGTCGTTTAGTCAGCAGCTCGCCGTCCTTTGTTCGTGGGTCTTCCCAAGCTTTACCTTTTGTCCACCACAGCGGGACAGTCGAGCATTTATTTTCTGATTCATACTCAAGCGGAAGAATAAGTTTTACCCATTCATTGTTAATGTCATTAGCTATCACATTACCAGATACATCTTTTTCATCGCCTCTTTGCTGTACAAGTATACGTCTATCATTCGGGATATCGTTAAGCCTGTTGTACCACTTCATTGACCACCAGTTAAGGACACCATCTCTTACAACCTCTGATTCACCTCCAACAACGTTAGGGTCGTCAGTCAATTGTATACTTCCTCCTTTACCGATGATCATAGAGCCAACGGAGCTGGATATTCTATATCCTGTCTGATCATTGGCAAAATAGCTTTTTGCATTCTGATCAGCTCTTATTTTAAATAGATGCCCCCAGTTTTCCTGATACCAAGGACTTTCTATAAGCAGTCTGCTCTTATCAGCTATGTCAAGCGAGAGTGAGTTTGTACAAGATGCACATATAAATTTCTCTGTCGGGTCTTTTATCCAAACCCATGCAGGAAATGCAATACTTATCAAGGACGTTTTACCTACTCGAGGCGGAACGTTTATTAATAAATTCTTAATCTTTCTGTAATATACAAGTTCTAAGTGTTCAGCTATTACTTCCAAAAACCATTCATCAACGAACTTGCTATGACCCTCAATGATCGGCCAGCTCTGTATAAAGAATGAATACAGGCTTGATTCTGCACGCTCTTTAAGTTCGTATCGGAGTGTCATACATTACAGCTGGAATATACTATAGGTAAACGATACAGCTAGCACGCTTGCAGGATCACCACCCGTTGGGTCTGAACCACCAATGGTTAGTGCAATAGCGGAGTTAGCTGAGCTGTCCATCAATGCAGCATAGGGATTAGCTGGGTCAAACGAAATGCTGGTGTTCTGATTTATACCAAGAATGTTAAGGGCATTAAGACTATTACTTACTGTTACTGGATCACCAACAGGAGGAATAAGTACAAACGATAGTAAGTTATCAACGTTAGTAAACGGAGTATTCTTATATATGTAGCTAAGCGTTGCTCTGTTAAACACGTTAACAAACCCTGCTTCAGCTGGCACGATTACAAAAGGGTTACTATGCAGGGTTAATATCTGTGCTTGAGTAAGCCTTAGTGTCTGGGTTATATCCTGTTGTGGTGAGCTGGTCATTATGTTTTATTTATCCTTTCTTTAACTTCATTGTTTAGTTAATTTATTACGCTTTTCATAATTAGCAATATACTTGTTAGCATTACTTAATGCTTTATACATATATTCAAGTCGTTTAAGATTAACATGTTCGTCAAGCTTTTTATAGTTACTATTATTGGTATAATATAAATTTCCATTTAATGATCTTAATATACTGCGGATTCCGTATATAGTGAATTCAATCTTATTATAGTAATCTTCTTTACTTGCCATTAAATTCTCCATATTTATAAATACCAATAGCTTCAAGATTCTTATCATAAGCATCGCAGTCATCCAATATCTTGACCAATGGTTTGTAAGCGTGCATATAAGATATATTAATCTCAGCTTCCTCAATCTCACTAAGTAATCGCACAACATTAATTCTTAACTTGTCAATCAATGTTATAGCGTCTGTATTTATTGAATTGATATCAACTGTTAATGTTACTTGTTTATTGCTCAAGTTCTTCATAACTATTTCCAATTTTATAATGTGTTAATAACTCCCAGTCATCAGCTAACATATCATATACAGTTATTGGAAAAGCCGATAATGCTATAAGACCATCCTTAACTCTAATACATACTCGCACATTATCGCTAACTGGTCCTTGATATCTAGCTATTAAACATTGCTTGCCATTATGATCGCTTTTTATTTTCTCAAACGCTTGAAGTAAATTCATTAATCATTCCTCATTATTCTTTAATAACTTAGTATCTTCCACCACAAAATCAGCGTCAATTGCCGTTTCAGTATCCATACCAAAACCCATATCACGCCTATATTTATCATAAAGCTTAACATCCAATAATCTTTGCTGCTTCTGTGATTCGCTCATTGTGTTGACATTCACCTCAACTGTAGGTTGATCGTGATTCTCTTTCCAACGGCCTTGAGTTTTAAGGTAAAATACTATTGCACCCGTGTCAGCTTCAGGTGCTAAACCCATTGCTTTTTCTTCTAACTTAGTTGCAAATTTATGAAGTTTTTTAGCCTTAGCTTTTTTATAAACCTCGGAAACTCTAAGGTCTCGCTTTAATATTGAATAAAAAGTTTCCTGATTAATTTTAAAATAATCTGCAATCTGTAAATAGTTAAGATAAGGTGCTACTTCTTCCAATTGCTCTAGCATTTCATCTGTAAAAACTATACCTGTTAATGTTCGAACTCTCTTACTTGATGTTGTACCTGTAACATCTTTCAGCTTCTTAGTCATAAATAATCTACTTTAAAATCTATCGCTAACCAGATCATCTTTATATCTTCTTTCTTTCTCAATAAAATCTGATTCATGATGCGTGTTATCATTAATCCATTTACCAATAATCATTCTATATTGAGTATTGATAGCTCTAAACTCTTTTCTTGCCAAGTCGCTCAATATCTGATGATCTTTTTCATCAATTCGTAGGTTAATAATGGTCGTTCTTTTTTTCTCTTTCATATCATACCTTTATACAACAATCAACATTTTTTATACTACTAATATATACAACATTACATGTCAATTAAAAATTAACAATAAATAACAATCAATTTTCTTAGTACTAAACAATTACTATATAATAATTATACATTATATTTTATTTGTTATTATATAATGTATAATTATTATATAGTAACATATAAAAACTTTATATGTTAATTGTATAATAACAAATATACTTA